CGACGGTAGCCGAACTCAACTATCTCGACATCACCACTCTCGGCACGGGTGCAGCGAGCAAGGCCATCGTTCTCGATGGCTCCTCGAACTACACCTATCCCGCTGCTGGCAAGTTCACGATGGCGGGGCGGCTGGCCTCGACCTACGTTCCGGCCGACCACGTCACGTCCGGCCTGTCGGCTGGCGTGTACGGGACGCCGCTCGTGGATGCCACGCTCGTCGATAACATCCTGTTCTCCGTCAACTTCTCGACGGCGACGAACAAGACCTCGGGCGACATGTCCTGCATGGCCGCGTACATCGGCGTTCGCAACACGGCGGCTACCACCAACAACAAGTTGCAGGGGCTCCTCGTCAGCAACTCGACGGGGTACAACTGCTACGACTCCTATGCCGTGCAGGGACACACCGCCATCGGTTCGGGCGGGGTCTCGACCCAGAACGCCAACGCGCACCTGACCGGACTCTCGGGCAAGGTCGCACTCAATGGCGCCGTGGGCCAGGGATGGGTGAGCGGCGTGCTGGCGATTGTCGAGGGCGCGGGCGCTGTTACGGGTCTGTGCCACGTCATCGCCGCGCAGGTTGAGGCGACCTGTACGGACAGTGTGGTTGACGCGATCCTGTTCCTGGGGGCCGACGCCATTGCGACGGCGGCCATCAAGACCACGGGGGGCGAGCACATCCCGGCGTTCCTCGACATGAACGACATGGGGAACTCGGGCTACGTCACCACGGGTGGGACCGACTGCACCGGTTCGGGTGCAACCCACCCGTCGTACACGATCAAAGTGATTGTCCCTGGTGGGGCGGCTGGCTACATCAGGGTGTGGGGAGCGGCGTAAGCTCGAATGGGGGGGAGGGCTTCGGTCCTCCCCCCATGAGGGGGCAACATGGTACTCGAAAACAAGAACACACTGGCGGTCTTCGCCAGGCACGGTAGCGAGGCCGTTGTAGTGGCCCACCCCTCGAACCTCAAGATCGTGACGACCGGGGACGCGGGGGTAACGCTGCTCAATCTGGGTCCGTCGAGCGGCAAGCAGTGGACTGCGGTAGTGAGTGTGAGCATCGTAGAGACCGACGTGTGACCCCCATTCCCGTGGAGGCTTCATGCTGTTGAGTGTGCATTCCCGGCTCATCCTGTTGGGCATGGTCGCAAAGACGGAGGGCGACCTGACCACTCTGCGCCTCGTGCGCGACTTCCAGGCCGCGGCCGGATTCGACGAGGCCGAACTCGCGGCCCTGGAGTTCGTCACGGTCGAGGGCTCGATCACTTGGACGCAAGGCGTCTGGCCCAAAGAGGTCGAGGTCGGCCCCGCGCTCAAGAAGGTGGTCCTCGGGATGTTCGACGCGCAGGCGAAGGCCGAAAAGCTGACGCTCGAACTCCTGCCGCTGTACGAGCAGTTCCTGGCCGACTGAGGGACAGACGATGGCTAATTCCGCGATGGTGTTTACGGAGACGGTCCACGGCAGCGCGAAGAAGATCGTCGCCGCCTGGACCTCGGACGATACGACGGGCGCCGTGAGCGGTACGACGACGAACGGCTACGATGGCGAGATCCTGGGCCTAACGACGATTCCGGGCGGGACGACGTTTGCCCCCGACCCGAACTACGACGTGGCGGTGAATGACGCAGGCGGCCACGACGTGCTCATCGGCGCCGGGCAGAACCGCCACACGTCGAACACTGAGCACGTCGCGCGCGCGAGTCTCGCGGGCGTGGCGGCCAGCAAGCTCACGATCGCCGTGACGGCGGCGGGCAACGCGAACACGGGCGTCGTCATCCTGTACGTGAGGTAGCGTGGACTGGTCTCTCAAACTCGCCACGGCCCCGACGACGGAGCCGCTCACCCTGGCCGAGGTGCGGAAGTTCCTGCGCATCGACGGCACGGGCGATGCGGAGCCGGCGCCCACGGCCTTGACAGCGGCCCTCGCCTCGACGCCCATCGCGGGCAACGTGGACGTTGGCGCCCATCGCTACCGGGCGACCTTCGTCACGGCCGACGGGGAGACCGAGGGGGGCGTGGTTTCCGATGTCGTCACGGTGGCCAACAAGACCACTAACGGGCAAGTCTCGCTGACGGCAATCCCCTTGGGCGGCAGCGCCGTCACGTCGCGCAAGATATACCGCACGATTGCGGCAGGGACCACGTACCTCCTCCTCACGACGCTCTCGAACAACACGGCCACGACGTACACGGACAACATCGCCGACGCCTCGCTCGGGGCGGCGTGTCCGGCCGTGAACACCACGAATGATCCGCTGCTTGTGGCGCTCCTCAGCTCCGCGCGGCTCGAGATCGACGGCGCCGATGGCTGGCTCGGCCGCGCTCTCATCACGCAGACTTGGGATCTGGCGCTGGACGGCCTCCCGAGCGCGACGACCCACAACCCGAACGCCGCCATCGAACTGCCGCTCCCGCCGCTGCAGTCGGTCACGTCCATCGCCTACATCGACACCAACGGAGCGACGCAGACCTTGACGGGTGCGAGCCTGACGGCCGTGGCCGACACGGACACGTCGAGCGAGCCGGGCCAGCTCCGGCCCGTCTACGGCACGTCCTGGCCCGATACGAGGCTCACGCCCCGGGCCGTCACCGTGCGGTTCGTGGCGGGCTACGGCGCCGCCGCGGCAGTGCCGGCGCCCCTCGCCCTCTGGGTCAGGGGCCGCATCGCCACGCTGTATGAGTACCGCGAGCAGTTCGTGACTGGGACCATCGTGGCGCCGATGTCCTCGGTGAATGACGCCATGATCGCCTCCTACCGCGTTGGCGGGCCGTACCTCGGGCTGGACTACTGATGCGCGCGGGCGAACTGCGGACACGCGGCGTGATCGAGAGTCGCGTCGAGGCCCCGGACGACACGGGCGACCCCCTGAGCACCTGGGCGCCCTACGCCGTCGTCTGGGCCGATGTGCAGCCGCTCGCGGGCCGCGAACTCTTCACGGCCCAGCAGGACGCCTCGCTCGTGCAGTACCGCGTGACGATGCGCTACCTGGCGGGCGTCAGTGCCGCTATGCGATTCCGCATCGGGACGCAGGTGCTCAACATCGAGGCCGTGATCGACGTGGAGCAGCGCGGCGAGACGACGGTCCTCAACTGTCTCGAGCGCAAGGTCGGGGCCTGATGGCTGACCTCGCGACAATCCAGATCCGGCTCACGCTCACGCCGCGCGCGAGCGCCCTTCTCCGCGACATCGTGGCCGCCATCCGCGAGAACAACCGATGGCGCTATGAGGAAGTCAAGCAGGAGATCGAAAACCTCGAGACGTTCTTCAAGGTGGCGGACTGATGGCGAGCGAGATCATGGTCGAGGGGGCCGATGAACTGGCCCGGGCGCTGAAGCGCTTGCCCGATGAGATGCGAGCTACGGTGCTTGGGGACGCCCTGGCGCGCGGTGGTGCCACTGTCCTCCGGGCGGCGCAGGACTATGCGCCGAAGGGGCCGACGGGCGAACTCGCGCAGAGTCTTGAGATCCGCTTCGAAAAACCCAAGCCGGACCACGCGGACATCAAGATCGGCTCATTCAGTGGTGGCGGGAAAGGCGCGGGCTCGGAACCCCGCGGCGAGGAATCCTACCAGCATGGCTTCGTTGAGTTGGGTACAGCGCACAATCCGGCACGTCCATATCTCCGGCCGGCGTTGGATAGTACGAAAGAGCGGGTCGTGGCGGAAGTGACGCGGTGGCTGCGAATACTCATAGCGAGGGTGGGGCCGTCCTCGTGACGCTCGAAGCCGCCCTCGTCGCGCAGATGAAGACCTACGCCGGCCTCGCGGCGCTCGTGGGCGCGCGGGTCTACCCGGGCCTCTTGCCGCCGCAGACGACGTACCCCGCGGTGACCTACGCCCTGGTGTCCGACGTCCCCGAGCACGCGGCGGGCACGGACCCCGGGGCGCGCACGGCCCGGCTCTCGACGACGTGCTGGCACACGAGCTACAAGGCGGCACACGCCTGCGCGGCCCAGGTGCGGGCGGCGCTCTCGCGCTTTCGCTACGCCAGCGCGCCGACGATTCAGGACACGTTCGAAGACACGGCGCTCGATACCTATGATCCTACGGCGCTCGCGCACGGCCGCGTGGTGGACTTCCGCGTGTTCTACTCGGAGGCCTGATGGCCATCGGTGTGATCGAGAATGCGCGCCTGCTCGTGGGCGGTTACGACCTCAGCGGGGCGATGAACGCCGTCAATCTCGACGAGCTGGCCCCGCTGCTCGAGGCGACGACGGTCGCCGATGTCGGCAAGGCGCGCAAGGGCGGGATGGCGGGCGTGACACTTGCGGCGTCGGGATTCTGCGACCCGGAGATCGAGCCGGGACTCGCGGCAGGGCTGGCGCTGACGGACGTCCCCGTGTCGGTGGTGCCCGTGGACACCGAAGGCGAGCTCGCCTACTTCTTCCGCGCACTCCTGGCACGGCTCGAGCCACTCGGCGGAGCGATGGATGACATGGCGGAGATGTCCATCGACGCGGAGTCCTCGCAGGGCGAGGCGACGCGCGGCATCCTTTGCGCCCATCGCACGGTGACCGCGAGCGGTACGGGCACGGCGTTTGAGGTAGACCCCGGGGGCTCGGGGCGTCTCGTGACCGCGGCCCTGCATATCACGGCCGCATCGGCGTCCGACACCCTGGACATTGTGATCGAGAGCGCGGCCGATGAGGCGTTCACCTCGGCCACCACTCGGCTCACTTTCGCCCAAGCGAGCGCGGTGGGTTACGAGTGGGGTAGCCTGGCGCACGTTGGGACGGACACCTGGTGGCGCGTGAAGTGGACCGTGGCGGGCACGTCGCCGAGCTTCACGTTTGCGGTGACGATGTTCGCGGATACCGCCGCGGTGGGGACGGCCTCCGACGCCTTCACCGACACGGAAAACAAGTGGATCAACAACCATACACCCGATGCCGGGTTCACCTCCTGGATCGAAGGGATGAATGGGCCGAATGCCCTGTTCATCTCTTCCAATAAGTTGAAGTGCACGGCGGGGTTCAACTTCGGTCGGGACCACGTGCTCGCCCTTCCCGCACTGGAGGACGACGGCTTCGAGCTTTTCGCGGACATCGTCCCGGCCGGGAATAGTGCTACTCCCGGTATAAAGTTCCGATGCGACGACCAGATAAAGACGGTCTGGAACGACAGCGCCACCAAATCAGACTTCATGGGGCTCTACCTTGGCCTCGGGAGCGGTCCGACCCTCGCCACATTCAACGTGGCGCGCTACGCCGACAGCGTTCAGGCGGAGAATTACGCGGTGGCGAGCAGCGTGAACCTGGGCGCCGACCTCTACACGGCGGGCGTCCGCCTGGGGGTGACCGTGGCGGGGGCGACGGTGCAGGCGTGGAGCGAGCCCTACGGCGGGGGGACGCGCACCAATCGCGGCAGCGCGAAGACGATGCTCGTCACGTACCTGGATGGACTGCACAGGCAATTCGGTCTGTGGCGCGGCGGCAACGGCGAGATCAACACGACCTGGGATAATCTGACGCTGACATACCTGGCGTAGGGGGACGACATGGCCATCGAAGTCATCAGCAATGCACTCGTCCTCGCCGGGGCGTACAACCTCTCCGGCGTCGCCAACGCCGTGACCGTGACCGACGGCGCGGACATCAAGGATGCCACGGTCCTCTCGTCGTCGGGGCGCGTGCGGGCGGCGGGCTTCCGGTCGGCGACGGCGCGCGTCGAGGGATACCGCGAGGCCACGGCCGATACCGGCCTGGCGGCGGGCCTGGCCCTCACCGACGTGCCGTTCTCCGTCGCGCACGCCAATACCGAGAACGCCGTCGCCTACACCTTCAAGGCCCTCTGGGCCGACATGGTGCCCCTGGGTGGGGCTGTGGGCGAGATGGCGCGCATGAGCCTAACGGCCGAAAGTTCCTCCGGCGCCGTCGTCCGGGTCACCACTGGCCCCATAACCGACGTCACGGTGGACAAGGAAGGGCCGACATTCACGCGGGTATCGGGCTCCTTCATCACGGACGGCTTCCGCGTAGGGCACACGGTCACCTGGATCGGCTTCACCGAGAGCGAGAACCTCACGGCCGTCGCCATCACGGCCCTGACCGCGACGGTGATGACGGCCTCGGCCGCGACACTGAAGGACGAGGCGGCGGGGGATACGGTCACGGCCACTATGACGCCGCTAGTGGGGGCCACGTACCGGCCCCTGATCCGCGGCATTCTCGGCACGCACCAGACGGCGGCGGCCACCTCAAGCGCGAGCACGAAGTTCCAGCTCGGCGCGGTGACGGCCGCGCAGTACCTCTACGGCGCCCTGCACGTCTACAGCGCCTCGGGCACGAACCCCACGCTCGACGTGACACTCCAAAGTGATGCCGACGCCTCGGCCGGTAGCGAGACCGTGCGGCTTACGTTCGCGCAGAAAACGGCGGCCGGTTACGAGTGGGCGTCGCCGATTGTTGGGGCGATCGCCGACACCTACTGGCGGGCGTCGTGGACCGTCGCCGGGACCAACCCGTTGTTCGCATTCGCC